GTGCTACTGGTCTTACCTTTAGCTCTACTACTGGTGTTTTGTCTGGAACTGTCACTGCAGATTATATTGACACATCTTTCAACATCACGGTAACTGAACAGACTACACAGAATGCTCGCTCCTACAGTTTTACTACACTAGGAACTGGTGTTCTTGTTACTGTCACAGCACAACCAACAGATCAAAGTATTGAGGCAGGTTCTGGTTCTACAGTGACATTTGGTCCAGTCGCTGGTACTAGTTCTGATGGTTCTACAATCAATTACCAATGGCAGTTCTCTAGCAATGGTGGTGTAGGTTGGTCTAATGTCACTAATGGTGGTGGTTACAGTGGAGCAACTACAAACCAACTTACTGTAGATGATGACTTTGCAAAAAATCAATATCAGTATCGTTGTGAGATGGACACTGCTACAGCAGTCACATCTACATTTACCAATGCAGTAACACTAACAGTTTTCCGTGTAATTACTGTAACAACGCAACCAACAGATCAACAACCAGTGGCACCTGGTGCTGCATCATTCACAACAGCTGCTAGTACACTCGATGCTGCAACAATTAGTTATCAGTGGCAGAAACAAGAATCTGGATCATCTACTTGGAGTGATATTGGTGGTGCCAATACTTTAACATACACTACTGGAAGCACCTCGTATGATGCAGACTTTGGTGATAGTTATCGTTGTAAGTTAAATGCAACTGGTGCTACGGAAACATTCACAAACGCTGCTTTGATGAATGTAACCAGAACTATCAACATCACATCTCAACCAACTACCACAACAGGTGCAATTGGTGGAACTAGAACATTTGCTGTTGTTGGTACTACCTCAGATAATGATGCTGGAGATATTACATATCAATGGCAAAGATCTATTACTCAAGGATCTTCCTGGAGTAATATCACTGGTGCTACAGGTGCGTCTTATACAACACCTGCATTAGATTCCGCATACGATAATAACCAATTCCGCTGTTTGCTTTCTGCACCAGGTGCAACTACCGTTCCATCTAACGCTGCAACTCTGCAAGTTGAGACAGTAACTCCTGTTGTTACATCGCAACCTACAGATGCTACTGTAAATGAGGGGACAACTGCTACGTTTACAACTCTTGGTGACACTACGATGACACCGATCGGTGGTAACGCTGCATCTTCTTCGTTCGATATTGAATCTTTCACAACTCCAACTGGTGGAAGTAACCCTAGTGATCCTGAGGAAATGGCAGGAGGTTTCTCTGACCATGAACCTAGTGTCACATATCAGTGGCAGAAGTCTGATGACGCTGGTGCTAATTGGTCTGATGTTCCAGGTGCAACTACTGCATCATATACAACTGGAACTCTAACCTATGCAGCAGATAATCAAGATCAATATCGTTGTGAAATCGATGCTACTGGCGCGGTAAGTCCTGCTTATACAAACGCAGCAACTTTAACTGTACAGAGAACTCTTAGCATTCAAACAGATCCTTCAAATCAAACTGGTAATGAAGGTAGCACATCTACTTACAATGTAACTACAAATCAAAGTAGTGGCACTCCTACTTATCAGTGGGAGAGATCTGATGATGGTGGTGCCAATTACAATCCAGTGGGTGGTGCAACATCTGCAGCATATACAACACCAGCGTTGGTTTATGCTGATGATAATAATGATCGTTACAGAGTTGTAGTTTCTTTGGTCGGTGCTGCTTCTTCAGTAACGTCAAACTTTGCAACGCAAACAGTTCTGCGTGTGATTAATATCACAACACAACCACAGAATACTGCAGTCATTGAGGGTAGCACTGGAACTTTCACTATCGCAGCAACAATCACCAGTGATTCTATTACATATCAGTGGCAAATCTCAACCAATGGTGGTGCTTCTTGGTCTAATATCAACGGCGCAAACACTCCATCGTATACCACTCCTGCGACGACATATCCAACTACACCATCTGAGCAGTTCCGTTGTGTATTGACAAACCCTGCAGCAACTACAGTTACATCAAACCCAGCAACTTTAACTGTAAACGAAGCTGAGTTTGTTTCTGCACCATCTACAGTAACTCCTGCAGTTGACCCAGAAACAAATAGAACCTTCAGTAGAGAACCAGTAATTACAACTAGTGCATTTGTTTCTGAATATGCAGGATCTACACACTTCTCTAGTTTCTGGAGAATTAGAAGAACTGCAGATAACGTTGTGATATATGACACTGGTAGTACATTTACTCAAGGCGACACAGGTAATAAAACATCATTTACCGTGCCTGCAGGTACTCTTGAGTTTGATATTGCGTATTATGTACAGGTGAAGTTCAGAGATAACAATGGCAGAGAAAGTAATTTCTCAACACTTGCAAACTTCACTACACCATTTGTGGATCAACCAAATATCCAAACTATTACACCAGCTTTCAATCCAGTTGTCAATGTTGACCCTGCACAAATAAAGTCTGGTTATCAGCATACCTCTAGTGATTGGCAGTTCTCACCTACAAATACATTTGCAACTATCGTTCACCAATCTCTTGGTAACACTGCAAACCTTACATCATATACACTTCCACAGAGTGTAAATCTGAATGCTGATACTACATATTATGTACGCATCAGATTCAACGTCAACCCAATTTAAGACATGGCACAACCTAGCACCAGGCAGGAACTGATTGACTATGCTTTGCGTCAACTCGGTGCTCCTGTATTAGAAATCAACGTTGACGATGATCAGATTTCTGATCTGGTCGATGATGCTATTCAGTATTATAATGAACGTCACATGGATGGTTACATTAGAACCTTCCTGAAAGTTCCTATGTCGCAGGTTGTCATTGACACCATGACCACGGACACCGACACAACTGTTACTAGTGCAACATCAGCAGGTACCAGCATTACATACAAAACTCAGAACAACTATATCAAACTTCCAGACTATATCACAGGCGTAGTCAAAGTATTTGATTTTGTTTCTAAGAATGTCACTAACTTATTTGACGTTCGTTATCAGTGGAGACTGAATGATCTTTGGGATCTTACAAACACAGAGATCCTGACATATGAAATGGTCAATCGCAGATTAGAAGATATCTATTTCTTACTTGAGGGTCAGAAACAAGTTAGATATCAGATGCGTGGTGACCGTTTATATCTTGACATCGACTTTAAAGAAGATGTTGCAGATGGAGACTTCTTAGTTCTTGATTGCTATCGTCTTGTAGATCCATCTGACTTTGCTGCAGTATACAATGATCTTTGGGTCAAGCGTTATCTTACTGCATTGATTCGTAGACAATGGGGTGCCAACTTAATTAAGTTCCAGGGAGCACAGTTACCTGGTGGCATCACTATGAATGGTGAATTTATTTACAATGAGGGCAAAGAAGCAGTCCAGAAACTTGAGGACGAAATGCTTTCTAGTCATGAATTCCCACCAATGGATATGATCGGATGAGAAACGTATTCTTCACACACGGCACTCGCAACGAACAATTCCTTCAGCAGAACCTTGTGGAGGAGTATCTTAAGATGTTTGGAATGGATATTCTATACATTCCCAGGCAACTTATTAGAAAGGATGGCGTGTTCAATGAAGAGATTATTTCTGAGTTTGACGATTCATATGTTATTGAGGCATACCTAGAGAACAACGAAGGATTTCAAGGTGGCGGTGACTTACTGACTAAGTTTGGAATCAGACAAACAGATGAGATTACAATGGTGATCTCACAGCAGAGATTTTCAGATTTAATTTCTCAGTTCTTACTGTTGGATAAAGATGTAGAAGTAGGAGAGAGACCTCAAGAAGGGGATCTTATTTACTTCCCACTTAGTAGTAACTATTTTGAGATCAAGTTTGTAGAACATGAAGAACCATTCTATCAGTTAGGAAAGGGTTACATATTCAAACTGCAATGTGAGCTCTTTGAATATCAAGATGAGCAGGGAGATGTCTTTGAGGGTGATGAAGATCTCATCGATACTGGATATACTGTCAAGCACTACTATCTCCCACAGAATGGAGTTAGTGCTACAGGATCTGCAAGTGTATATAACGGTGGTCTAGAGCAACTGTACATCGCAGAAAATGGTAGCAAGTATCTTGAGGCACCAACGGTAACTATCGGTGGGGATGGTACAGGTGCCACAGCATCCGCATATCTTATTAACATCACAGTATCTGGTGGAAATCCAACTAAATCTGCTGTCATTAGAGGCACAGTAAAAGAGGGAACTCTGAGATCAGTCAAGATCGTTGATGGTGGTGAGGGTTACGATGAAGATAGGGCAACGATTGCTATCAGTGCACCAAATTCAGGCGGAGTTGCACCTACATTAATTCCAACATTTACAAATGGAAAGTTAACAGCACTCAATATTACAGGTGAAGGATCTGGATATAAGAGTGTTGCATTACTAGATATTGACAATGCTGGTAGTGGATACACTACTGCAAGTGTACAAATCTCTGCAGCACCTGTAGGTATCACAGGTTCATTTAAGATTGGAGAATCTGTCACTGGTGGTTCTACTGGTGCCATGGCACAACTTGTAGAGTGGGATGCTCAAGAGGCATGGATCAAACTTAAATCCCCTACTGGTACATTCTTGATTGGTGAAACAATCATGGGTAGCACATCTGGTGCAACTATCATCCTAGACAATAGAGATGAGATGGCAAGCACCGATACTAAATATTATGAGAATGTTGCCTTTGAAGATCTTGGGGACGACATTATTGACTTTACTGAGACTAACCCATTTGGAGTAGCTACTTGACATGTTAGGGACATATACATATAACCAGATTATTAGAAAGTGTGTCATTGGATTTGGCACACTCTTTAATGATATTGAGGTTCGTAAGAACAATGCAGATGGAAGCACCTATAGTAGAATGAAGGTGCCTCTGGCGTATGGTTCTCGCCAAAAGTTTTTAGCAAGACTGGAGCAGCAAGCAGATCTCAACCAGAAGGTTGCGATTACATTGCCACGTCTTTCATTTGAGATGACTGGTGTTTCGTATGATGCTAGTAGAAAACTAAGTGCAATTACACTCAATCTCAAAGCAGATACTGCTAACTCAATTAAGAAACAGTATGCGCCAGTTCCATACAATGTAGACTTTGAACTAAACATCATCTCAAAAACAAATGATGATGCTATTGAGATTGTAGAACAGATTCTACCATTCTTCCAACCATCATATAACATGACCATCAAGTTGGTCGATGCAATGGAAGAGTTCAGAGATGTTCCTGTTGTTTTGAATAGTGTAAACTATACAGATGACTATGAAGGATCTATGGATGATCGTAAGTTGACACTGTTCACCTTACAGTTTACAGCAAAGACTTATATCTTTGGTCCTGTTGGAACTTCTGGTCCTATCAAAAAGGCAAAGGTCGATTATCATACAGAAGTCGATCTTACAGCACCACGCAGAGTTTCCTATCAAGTCACACCAGCAGCACTGGAAGACAAGAACAAAGATGCTACTACAGAACTTGCAGGTGCAATTACAAAGAGAACTCTCGTTATCGAAGTTCTAGATTCTACCAACATCCCACTCAAGACATACATCGAAATCGGAAACGAGGTTATGTATGTCAAGTCTAAACCTGCTACAAATAAACTTGGTGTTCGCAGAGCACAAAGAAATACAACTGCAGCAGAAGCAGTTGCAGGTACACCAGTTGATCTAATCAATGCAGCAGATGATGCACTGTTAGATTCTGGTGATGACTTTGGTTTCAATGAGATGACTTCGTTCTATGGATAAGTTTGAAGGTTTAGATGAGGCATTCGAGACAGTCTCTGAGATAGTTCCTGCCGAGGTAGAAGAACCCAAGGCAAAGAAACCTCCTATCAAAAAGGAGGAAAAAGATGACGTAGGAAAAGACTATGAATACGCCAGGGCAAACTTATATCAACTGGTGGATAAAGGACAAGAAGCTATCAACGGCGCTCTTGACTTGGCAATGTCTTCTGATCACCCTAGAGCATATGAAGTTGCTGGACAACTTATCAAGCACGTCGGAGATGTAGCAGACAAGTTAATGGCACTTCAGAAGGATACTAAGTCTGTCAGAGAAGACAAGCAAAAAGGTCCAACTAATGTTACTAATGCTTTATTTGTTGGTAGTACAGCAGATCTTCAGAAGATGCTGAAGGATGCTAAAAAGAAAGCAGATAAATAATCTTGGAGCATCGTATATCCAATGGCATACATTCGTCACGACGAAAATAATACTCCAGCGGATCCACAACCTGGAAAGACTACAGTAAACCAATTCTCAGGCAATGAGGGTTGGACTACAGTCACGTATGAAAACTTCAACGCTGACTATCAAGCTCGTAATGATGATAACTCTGCCAGAACTCCTGGTACGTATCAGGCAAGGAACGATGATAATACTGCTAGAACTCCTGCAGCATATCAACGTCACGATAAAGACAATAACGCAGTAACTGGATAATGGCAGAAAGAATTCCTACAATGTATGGTAGATACTATACCATCAACCTCGTTTGGCGTGGTAGAGAATTCACCCTGTCTGCTTTTACTCCAAAGTTGCAGAAACTCCAGAGAACTGGAGCACAACGTATTGCAGAAAAGATCTATCCTGGATGTAGGGTAGTATCGTATCATGAATCTGATAAGACAACAGCACCCACATTCTTGGCAACTGAGGGAACTATGAAAACATTTAGACAGTTCCGCGAACACTGCGGCATCGCATATGATGTAGTTGGTCATCAGTGTGGTCACTGTGACGCTACTGGATATCATGCTGATGGTGAGAAGTGTCCTGAGTGCAATGGAACAGGAACTCTTCTCGGTCCCAACAATGGGATGGATGATATGGAAGAAGAGAAGAATGCATATGCCATTGGCATGGCTCAAGCAATGAAGTCAACTGGTGACAAACCGCCTTTGAAAAAGAGTACAATTAAGAAGGCACATAAGATTGCGGATGCAGTAAAGAATGAAGACTGGCAAAAGAAATCTGGAAAGAACCCAGAAGGCGGACTTAATGAAAAGGGACGCAAGTCCTATGAGCGTCAGAATCCAGGAAGCGATCTTAAGAGACCTTCAAAGAAAGTTGGGAACCCTCGTCGAAAGAGCTTTTGTGCGCGAATGAAGGGCATGAAAAAGAAATTAACATCTAAGAAGACAGCACGCGATCCAGACTCTAGAATCAATAAGTCTCTTCGTGCCTGGAACTGCTAATTTATGATTGGTTTCTATATTATTGTATTCTTAGTGGCTGCATTATTTGCCTATGCGGGTTATGATGCCACCATGAGGTTGTTCGCCTACATAGACATTACCTTGCGTTATCAGTGGATTCAGTTTAGACTGTACCTAATGAGACGCAAATTAGAACAGCAACTCATTAAGGATTTACCTGAGTACAACAAACAATTTACGGAGCGCAACAATGACCGATCCTGACCGACAGCTTTCCGATCTCAAACTAGAGCGGAAAGAATGCGAGAAGTGCGGTGCTACCTGGATTAACGGGCAGCATATTTGGGGTGGAACTGGCAATCAAGGCAGTGAACTAGATCTAGCAAGTTTGGTATGCAACAAGTTAGGTAACCATCAGTGCATCAATCCTATGAAAGGAACTGATGGTGGACAGACGTGGGAGTATAGAGCAGGATATATAGATGGTAAGATTGATGAGAGAAAATCAATCTTCAAAGAACTAGAAGATAGATTATGAACTTACTGCTCCGACCACTCGAAGATGTCAACGATGTGACTTGGAGTATTGTAATAATGTGCATATTGGTGGAGATCATGGCGTTCGTCACCATTGCATATATACTTAGAATAGCGTTCGACGAAAAGAAGAATGAGTGAAGCGCGTGGCGTATCGATTGAAGATTTAGAGCAAGAGCTCAGAATCTTAAATGAATTTAGAGAATATGGAAGAGCGAGAGTTCTTCGTGGTATGATCAAACATGAAATCCAAAAACAGGAACGCTTACATGGACAAGCAGGAAAGGGTTGAACGAGCGCACACGCTCTTTATCGAGAGTGTATTAAAACCTGATCCTGCACTTCGCAATTGTGCTCACAATCAGGAGTGCTTCTACGAGCTTCTCGAATGGCGCGAAGAAGTGCTACAATACTTGTACAGTCGCCAAAAGGAGATCCAATCATGACAACTGTTCCCGAAGATCGTCTATATCAAGACGAAGAAGACACTGGCATCATTGGTTTCGATAGTTTACTTCATAAGTTTTCTATCGCATTTCACGGTCGTATGCACTATTTTGATAGTTACGAAACTGCCGAAGACTGGTACAAACTAAATAAGGCTAGGGAGGGGTGACCTCCCTTTTTTAGTAGCAAAATTATGTCTGAACATTACTTAGGTAATCCTAACCTCAAGAAGGTTGGGACAGCGATTGAATTTACTCAGGAACAAATCCAAGAGTATTTGAAGTGTAAGGAAGATCCTGTCTACTTTGCAATGAACTACGTCAAGATTATTTCTCTTGACGAGGGTGTTGTGCCGTTTAAGATGTGGGACTTTCAGAAGGAACTGATCAATAGTTTCCACGAGCACAGATTCAATATCGCTAAGTTGCCACGTCAGACTGGTAAGTCTACTACTTGCGTATCATATCTACTTCACTATGCGTTGTTCAATGACAACGTAAACATCGGTATCCTAGCA